CCCCGCCATACAAACATTCATACTCCGGACGACACATAAAAGCACTCTGGCGTGGCTGTGGCGACCAAACGATTTTACTCATCCTCTGCCGCCTCCTTAACCGGAGTAAGTATCATTACACCTACACCATCCTCTTCGGTCTCAATCTTGTTCTCAACTTTTTCTCGCCACTTATCCGGTTTGCGGTTCTTCAACCAAAACACCTGTGCTCCCAGTTCCGGCGGATAATAAACCTCCTGGTCTACCATCACTACCTCTTCGCGCTCACACTTACGTTTTCCGTTTTCGTATTCCACTTTTTTCACCTTAAAAGGCTTTTTCTCAACCCTGGTAAAACCAACCGCTTTTTTAAACAATTCATTCTCTACTTGTGCATCTGAAACTTCCCTCCCTTTTTTTAGGCGTTCAGAAAGTTCAGAATGTTCTTGCATGTATTTGTATAATGTTGTTTTGCTAATCCCCAGTTTTTCGGCTATTTGCGACATTACAAGACCGTCTCTTGTCCATCCCTCAATCGATTCCAAATAGGGTTCAACTTTTACGCTATATTGACTTTTTGCCATATCTGATACCCCCTTTTGGTCAGAATAACAAAATCTATGCTATCTTTCCCCCCTAGTTCCCATACAAAAAAGGCATTGACAGATGCCTCTCTCTTCCGTTATTTTATTTTGTAAAATCCACTAATGTACCACGAAGCTGGGGTTGTTCCAGCGTTATAATCGTTATTATACAGCTCATTTTCTGTACCACTTTCACTTATTTTATTTAACGAAGATACCTTAAAATTCTCCCCATTTACTACTGCTACCGGACATAACATGGCTGGTCTATCTGAATTCGGTGCAAATGGCAGTCCGCCTATTTTATAACAAGCATAATTACTTGATGTTATTATCATTCCCTCAATCCACACATAATCACCATGCCGGATATAAGAACCATATTGAGCTAATACTGTATAGGTTGGTGCAACTGTACTAGGTGTAACATATAGAACCGGCGTCCACGTTCCCCTCTGTTCTAATTCTTCCAATGCCGTTATACGACGATTAGTAGATAAGTCGCTCTCTATGTATTCCATATGCACTACTTCAACTACATCTTCCGCATTGCTCTCGCATATCAATACAGGCATTCCTTTTCCTGATTCAACTCTTAATATAACATCATTCTCCGCATCATCCACCGGATACAACCGCTCTACGGATACACCATAATCTTCGTTGATATCTTTCTGCACATGCCATACATAAACTTTCTGATTTGTCGTTGCATATATGGCATATTGTACTCCTTGATACGGATAACTGCTATCAATAAATGGTGCTAATGAGCTTGAACGGGTATCTCCTTTTTCTTGAATTTTGAAATAGCTGCTTTCTAAAACTTTTTCCACGCGCATGGTGCCGGCAAACTGCAATACCACTTGATTTTTCCACGTACTGCTTTGTCCTTCAAAAGCCCCCACTTTTGTATCTACCCAGCCTTGTCCGTCATAATACTGGAACAGTCCATCATGTATACGCAATCCATGTGCCCCGTCACTGGAATGTGTTTCATGCAAACAATGCTCATGCATGGTGTCATTTACAATTTCTTTGTAGTTTTCAACTGCTGCCTCGTATTCATTCACCTTAGCCACCATCTCATTCAATGTATCCTGCATTTTCTGATAAATCGAAAGATAATCCGAACCGCCTTGGCATCTTACGGATTCCTCAACTCGAACCACGCAAATATCTGTTGTTATCCTGTCTGTCTTAGCTCCCGCATAGCATCCAACAGTAAAATATTCCTGCATCATCACTTTGTATGGTACTTCACACTTACCATCTTCAATCAGAACCGGATAATTTTTTCCATTTGCCGTAAATACCGCTATTTGAATCAATCCATCCCATTCTGTTGGCAGGGAAAACTTTGCCTGCACATACTCTCTCGTATTTCCAACTAAATCCGAAATTGCTTCTGTACATTCAATATGCTGACCAGTTACTTCAAAACTTATCGTTCTCATCTTCTCAACTCCTTTTTCTTTTAAGCATATCAATCATTCCTTCTGATTTCTCCCCTAGTTCCCATAACTTTCATCCAGCATCTTACCATGTTTGCACCTTTCACAATTTTTATAGCAATGCTTTTCTTGAAAATCGAATTTGTCCTGTTCCGTCCGGAATCGTGTGCCGCATATAGTATGTTCTTCTAATCCCTCACACGTTATCATCTTTTCACTTTCCCGGATATAGTACGCACACTCTGTCCGGTATATTCCCGGACCATAGTATCCTGCCATTCACTCACTCCTGTCCTGCTGCCTTTGTGCTTTTTCTCCCTCCTGCATCAACAAGAGGGAGACTTTTTTTACCATTTACCTTGAAATGTTCTTTCCAATATTGTTTTCTGTTCCATCAAATCTTCGTCCTTATCCCAACCTCTTGGAAGTAATCCGATTAACGATGTATTGTTTCGCCATAATAGTATTTTTCCAGACTCCTCTATCCTATATGGTCCTTCAATCTCCATGTCATCTGATGTTTTCGCACTTTCATCTATCATGTTGTACAATCCTTCATTGATTGGCGTCAATTCAGAGCCATTTGTTAGAAGTCTGCTAATTACCCCAAACTTCGGTTCCTCAATAAGAAGATTCGTTTCTTCCAGATATTCGTCCGGTTCTTTTTCTGCTAAAAGAATCTTCATCTCGTCTGGTACCAACTGCTGCCGTGACTCATTTTTATGTATTCGGACATATTCATCCCGTGGCAAATCTCCAATAAGTTCAACAAGAGCCGCTTTTTCAGCATTAGGAAAAAATTGTTCTTGAATGGCCACAAACCAATAGCCCCCAACAATGTAATACACTTTTGCCTTTTCACTGTGTCCGACACTCAAATTGTCATTTTTATAGGCTTCCTTTAAAAGTTTCTTAAATATACTCGTTTTGATAAACATAATTCATAACCTCCTTTATTCATCGATATAGGTTGCCGCCATGTCGGCAAGATGCAAATATACAGCCAATTTTGACCGTTTGTATGCCGCGTTTATATCCCGGCTTCCACCTCTGACCGCATCGTCAAAGGCTCCCATGTGCCACCGGATGGCAAGTATCTCCTCATCCGTCAAGTTCATAAACCGCTGGATGATAAAGATTGATTTTTCCCCATGCCCTGCTGGGAAAGATTCCGTGTTGTGTACATACGTTCTTTTTGTCTGTTTTTCTCCAGCCTTATGCATCGTCACCGGAAAAGATTTGGTATTGTATTCGTATGCTATTTTCTCCTTTTCAAGCTGTGGCTTATACAAATCCACTTTACATACATCGTGCAGCAATCCAACAATAGCAATTGTTTCTTTTGTATATCCTTGAAGCACCTCTTTTTTCATTAAACGATTCATAACATTTACAGAGTGCTCCACCAAGCCCCCTTCATAACTTCCATGATATTTTGTGCTCGCAGGTGCCTCTAAGAACCCTTTATCAACAAGATAACCTAAGAGCTTGTCCGCTCCTCTTCTTTTGATATGTTTTTTGTATAATTTTACAAATTCATTTTTCATTTTGATTCCTCCTTGGTTGGCATTTCATCACAGCAAACTGGATGTAATTTTCTCAAAAGTGCATCATATCCGTCAATTACATATTTCGCCGAAACCTCATAGCACTTAATTCTGTACTTTGAAGCTGTTTCTTTTTCGATAAAGCAACCATTCCAATCGTACGCCTCCCTAATACCAATAAATACATCTGCCTGTGCCAGCTTTTTAAGGCTTTCTCCTAAATACCACACCGCTTGGTTATTGCTCTTTGGTGGATTATCTTCTATGTAACTGTCAATCAGTTCCAGTTCTTCTCCCTCGTAAATCTCTGCGATTTTCTTCATCTTCTGAATGCTTTCTTTGATTTCTTTTTCTGTTCTGCCTTTCATAGGCACTGATACAAATAATTTTTTCATGTTATTCATCCTTTCTTTTTTATCATCCGAATACTGATATTCCACAACACTAGCATGGCTACAGTTTTTAAGATGTTTGCAATTATGCTCTCTCATATATTCTAAATTGTTACTCATAATTACTCCTTTTCCGGCTTTTCACTTTTCTTCCTCATTTTCATAACTTTTTAAAATACATTCCGTCGCGCCGTTCAAATTCAATCACCCATACGTAAGGATTCGCATCCCAACCGTAACGGTCGAGGTCGGATTTCTTGATGGTTGAGTTCCAAAGTATCTCCCACTCTTTTAATGCAATCTCCATATCTTCGCAATGAACTGCTGCCGAAAGTAATCCTTCGTTGCGTATTCCATCAATATCAATATCTTGCAACCGCTCCGCTTTAACATTAGTAATTTTCAGAAAAATTCGTGCAGCTTCTTTCGGCATGTGGATGGACGGATGCCAAGTATCAGCTAAAGAATATTTACTGTCCTCGCATGATGCACGGTACATATAGCATCCATGTTCTTTCTTCTTCCAATCATATATCACTGGATTCTTGCATCCATCTGGAGTAGTATCCAATCCGCAATCCCAACATGGACACCATCCCCATGTTTCTCGGACATACAATACATCGCCTTTTTGGTATGGCAGTTTAAAAAACTTCTCGCCATATCTCGGATAACTAGTTTCAAATGTACCTCGGCATGATATTGCGTTCTGTGGTGTAAATGCGGTATATCCAAATTCTCCATCTGGGGGAATATATCCTTTCACAATTCGCCTTGTGCAAGTCTTTCTTCCGTTTAGAATTGCCCGAACCATTTCCGCGTTAAACAATATAGGTTTTATGCTCATTTTATTACCCCCAATCTATGATTTATAATATACAAATCAATCTTTTCGGCACATTTGTTACACACTTGATACTCTTTCTGCTTACCATTCATTTTTACGCTACCATACTGGTTAAAATCTACATTTACGCCATCTGAATTGTAATCAATTTCTTTTCCACACATATCGCAATTTACTTTTATCATGATATTTCCTCCTATTCTGCTTCTGATTGAAGCCATTCAAGTATTGTTGGTGCTTTTGCTCGGCAATCTTTGCAAGAAATTTTACCTTGCCCGCAGTCTTTATCTGCATATCCTATAAAATCTACAAAGCAAGTGTATTCCCTTTTCTGAATAAACTTCGCCAACTCTTCATCCGACATATTCCTGATTCTGTCTGCGTTAGTCATCTTTTTCTCCTTTCAGTTATGTTGCATCAAGTCAAGTTTCATCTGTCCAGCACACTCATCACCAATCGGTTTTAATGGCTTTCTAGGTCTGTAACCATCCGCATTTTCGTAGAAAGCATCTACATGATTAAAAACGTATAATTTGCAGTTGTTCGTAGTCTTTGCTGTGCTTTCCGACATGGTCTTATTCTTCTCTGTGCAATAAATACCGTTCCCGGTTACAAGGTTATTGCAGTACCTACAATATTGAGCCATGATTCTTCCCCCTCATGAAATACACATTTTCTGGAATCATTCTTTTCCTGCTCCTTTCTCAAACAAATTCCAAAACTTGTCCGAACATTCTTTGCAAAAATTCAACTTCAAGTAGTCGGCTTCTACTCTTAACCAGTTTTCGGTTTTCACATTGTCGGCGTCTATTACTTTTTCGCAAATATCACAAGCTATTTTCATTCTTACTCACTCTCCTTATAAGGCTTTGGCAACGGCATCCAAGCCACAATATCATCTGCATCTTCATACTGCTCAAAATAACATCCAATATCATTACAGAAGGTTGTTACTTCAACATTTCCATGTTTTGTTGTAATCAACACCTGTTGTTCGTCATCTGGCAATTTACAATCATACATAAACTCATATTCTTCATATAGTTTCTTTTCTTCATCAGTCAAAGGTCTTACTTTGACTGGAATCCATCTATTAGTTTCTGTCATTATTTATCGCTCCAATCTATTATTCTTTTTCATCCTTTTGCCGATATATTTATATCGAATATCATCTTCTCTTTTATCGATTAAAAT